TAGGGGGTCGTCAGATTTGATACCTTATTTCCCCATCCTATTAACCGCATTATATCATAACGCACACTGCATTTATAAAACAGCCCAACTGGCGCCCATACATTTTGTGCACTTCCTACAAACCCGTAAAATCGCAAAATAATGCTTGACAAATAAGCGCCTATCTGCTATACTATAATCAGAGAGAGGGATAACAAGCCTCAATCTAATGAACCTACAAAGCCGAACAGAAAAGAAAGGAAGTACAACAATGAAAAACATCACCAGAGGGATCACTTGCTACAATTACAACTTTGGCGTAGTGTCTGGCACGCAGATCAAGAACGTCTGTACAATGGAGAGCTATAATAAGCTTGGAGAACGTGAGCTTAAACGCCGCTGTAAAGACCTTGGAGAAAAAGTTATCATGTACTCTTGCATCGAAACAACCCACTACTATCGCATGCCCTTGGGCTTCTTCCTAGAAAACGCTGAGAGGGTTGAGAAGGAGGAAGAGCAATGAAACCATGCGGGGTCGAAGTTGCCTACAAGGTAGACGGCAAGCTTGAAGTAGCGCTAATATCATTAGACCTGTATAAAAAGCTGGTAGACCATATCGCAAATTTACAAGGTGAAATCATCAGTGTAAAGCTGATATGCGTTAAGGGACGGTGAAATCAATGCTTGTGTTAGTTAAAATTCAGTATCAAATAGGGTTAGTAGAAGAAACCCTCATAATTCAATCCCAATATTATGAATACATGATGGGCTTACTTAGGAAGAACTTTGCATCCATAAAGAAAGTTGACTTCATTCACATGGACACCAATGAGGAGGATTAAAATGAAGCGTCATATCATCGTTGAAACAACCGATCTAAAGCATTGCCTGATAGCCGCCAATTTCTTTAGGAACTGCAACACAGCCCTATATTTAATCCGCCAGCGTGGCTTATGGCAATTAAGTGCCCGGTATTAACCGGGCACTTTTCATGCCCACACACCCCACTTGTTAAAAATTTAACAATCGAACATTTGTTCGCACTCACGGGCCGTCAGCTCCGCCGCCGCCCCGGCCCTACGCACACCCGGTTAGCGTAAGCTAACACTACTTTACACAAACCAATGAAAATTCCGCATGTCGTGTTCATAACTAGTTCACATTTCCTTGCTATAATACATTACAGATAGGAGGACAAACCAAATGAAATACGTCACAAGAGAGCGAGCCGTTAGCGCCTTCCGATTTGGGAAGCACATCCCGCCCAAGTGGTACATGGACCTATTGAACCGTGGAAAAGTGTTTGCAAGTAGAGAACACAGCGAAAAAGGTGTAGAACTAAAACTAAAAATCGTATTACCCGGCAAGACATGCCTTGCAGTCCCCGGCGACTGGATTCTATTAGACCCCGAAGGCAAAATAAGCGTGCTTTCCCATGATGAATTCGTACGCACATACAGGGAGGTAAATGATGGATGATTACGCAGTAGGCAGATTTAAAGCTTTCTATAATTACATTTTCTACGGATACGGTAGAATGAACCACCCGCAGATGGTCAACTCATCATGCCGAAACAATCAGGAGCAGGAGGAAGGCTATAATGCAGGAATAGCAGAAATCGCGCTCAACAAAAAGGAAATATGTGCATATATGCACAGAAGAGACGTGGAGAAGGATGCGGAATCACTTTATGGATCTGGTAATTCATTATAAAGACTGCACCTAACCCTTCCTAGCCGGTCTGTGGGTTATCAGGCCGGACCCCACGGGGTAAACCCGCTCCCTCCAATCACAAAATGAAAGGAAGTGAACACTCCCTCCACAATTCAATATGTCGAAACGGTACATTTTTAACAGTAAAGAGGGAAGCGAGTAAATCCCCGCGATTCTAAATTTAAAGAAAGCAAGAACTTGAACAGGAGGAAAAACCATGGCAAAGTACATGACCAGAACAGTAGATAGTTATATCTATCATCTTGGGAACATCGAGAACAACGGCGACGCAACCACCATTATCCCCGTAACTGACATTTCCAGCGAAAAGAAGCTGGGCGAGCGAGAGACAAAGAAGCTTCTGAAAGAGCATGGCGCACAGATTGTCTACAAGATCGACAACGTGCCTCATACCTACCGCCTGTCCCTTGACAAGTTCATGGAACTGGCCGAAGAAGTCCCCGCAAAGAACAATCAGTAAACAATCATATTTTAGGAGGAAATAACAATGGATATGAATAAGCAGATGCAGGCGTTCACCGGCTCCGAAACTTCTGACATGTTTGTCAGTTTCGACCCCGTAGCTCCCGATGATAAGATCAAGCTGTACAACGCCATCAACGCTCCCGAGACCCGCATTGCCGACATGGTCAATAAGCCCATTTGCCTGACCGACGTTATCATGGTCAAGTGCAAAATCAACGACCGCGGCCGATCTGCTGAGCGCGACGCAATCCGCGTTATCTTGATTGATGATAACGGCGAGACATATGCGGCCACCTCTTCCGGTATCACTAATAGCGTCCGCAATATCTTCAATATTTTCGGGACCCTGCACTTCCCTGAGGGTCTGAAAGTCACCATTGAGCAGATTAAGACAAGCAACGGCAACACTCTGACCATGAAACTCATGGCCTAACAAATCCGTCCCGTTATTCAATCTAGGGAGGGGCGCAAGCCCCTCCCTTTAATTAAAGGAGGTGCAAAATGGCGTCCCGCACGGTATCAGAAAACACCACCCGCATATTAACAGAGGGAGCTGATTTTATATCAAAGAAATTTCGGCTCCCTTGTGAGATCGACCCAGACGCGGCTTTAGTTCTTGCTCAAATCGCAACATTCGGGAAGGGGGTCAGGGTATGGCACGGAGGAAAAGAGGTACAACAGGATCAGCTGAAAATAAAAGTGTCTATAACCCAACAGAACAACAACTGAAAAAGCTACAAAGCGAGATAAAGAACTACAACAGCCGTTTACAGAGCGCAATTAAAAGAACATCTCCAGAACTAAGAGAATATTTACCACCGAAACTTTCATATACAGAGGAAGCAGGTAAAATAAAATCAGCAAAGGGATTTAAGCGCAGAATAGAGACCATACAGAGATTTGATAGGGCCGGACTTGAGCTAACAACCTTTGAAGGCCGCCCAATAGCAAAGGGATCGCTTGACCTGTTAAAGCGCTCAGTGGCAGAAGAGAATAGACGGCGCAAAAAACGACTTGCCACACAGGCAGAAGCGCAAGAGCGTTTAGGTAGATTTCCTACTCAGCCCGTATATGGCACAAGGCCAATAACACTCTCAAAAATAATAGCAGACGAAGAAAAGCGTCGGAAAATAGAAATAGATTTCCTAGAGCCCTCAGAAGCCGACCCACTAACAGAAGCATACAGGCAAAATTACATTAGACATGTATATGAAGCCATGCAATTATGGAACATGACAAACGGAGAGGACCCAGAAGTAACTAATCTTATAATGCAAATCATAGGCTTAGTATCAAGTGCATCAAAAGAAGTTATCGACGCTTCAATAGGCATACCAGAAACAAGGATAGACATAGTTTCAGACTATGAGTTATTCATGAATAACCTAGCCTACATACTGGGAATCTGGGAAAGCCTATGATATGGCAATATATGCGGCTGACTTTGAAACAACCACAAATCCAGATGATTGCCGTGTTTGGGCGTGGTGCATTTGCGACATATATGACATAGAATCTACAATATCATATGGAGAGACGATTGAGACCTTCATAGAATATATCGGAAAATTACATGGTAAAATATACTTTCACAACCTGAAATTTGACGGCGCATTTATTGTAGACCACCTCCTAAAAGAAGGATATGTTCACTCACAATATAGAAAGATACATAGGAACGAGTTTAGCACCTTAATATCAGACATGAGGCAATGGTATCAGATCAGATTTGTACCAGATAGGAAATCAGGATCAGACGATGAAATCCAAATAATAGATTCCCTGAAAATACTTCCAATGCCAATATCTGATATGCCAAAATCTTTCGGGATAGAGGAAAAGAAGCTAGAAATTGACTACCACGAGGACAGAGAAATAGGGCACATACTAACGCAAGAAGAAAAAGACTATATTTCTCACGATGTAATAATATTAGCAAAAGCCCTTAAATTTATGTTTGATCACAATCAAACAAGACTAACAACCGGCTCAAACGCCTTGCACGATTACATGTCCCGACTAGGAAAAGAACAATATAAACAGAGATACCCGGAACTAGATTTACCAACGTTCACTGACTTTAAGAAATCGTACAAAGGCGGATTTACATTTGTAAACCCCGCATACAAAGACAAGGAAGTTAAAGAGGGGGCCGTATTTGATGTAAATTCAATGTATCCGTGGGCAATGAAAAATTGTCTACTCCCCTACGGAGAGCCGGTATATTTTCCAGAGAGATACAAACAAAACCCGATGTACCCACTATACATACAATGCATCCTATGCGAATTCAAGTTAAAACCAAACCACTATCCATGCATACAGATAAAAGGTCATTTCATGTACCATGATACAGAGTATTTAACACAGTCGATAGAGCCAACCTATTTATACCTAACAAGCGTAGACGAGAAGCTAGTATTTGACCACTATGACGTGAACGTCATAGAATGGTGCGGCGGGTATATGCTAAAAGGAACGCACGGTCTATTTGACGAATACATAGACTATTGGTACAACGAAAAGACCGAAGCTAGAATAGAGGGAAACCCCGGGCGCGAGAAGATAGCGAAACTAATGCTAAACTCTCTGTACGGAAAATTCGGATCAAAGAAAAGAGGAAAGTCATGCATCCCATATCTAAGGGAAGATGGAAGAGTAGGATTTAAGCTATCAGAGGAGGAGATAAGAAAAGGCGGATATATCCCAATGGCCTGTTTTATAACAGCCTATTGCAGAGACAAGATAATCCGCGGAGCACAAATTTGCGGCGATAGATTCATATATGCAGACACGGATAGTCTGCACGTATCAGGAACAGAGCCGCCGGAAGGACTGTGGGTAGACAACAAAGCCCTAGGAGCATTTAAGTTAGAAGAAACATTCATTCGTGCCAAATTTATACGTCAGAAAACCTACCTAGAAGTAACACTAGGGAAAGATTATCAAGAAAAAATCAACATAAAATGTGCCGGTATGCCTAAGAACGTCAAAGAGACAATAACTGAAAGCGAATTTACAGAAGGAGCAGTATTTGACGGAAAACTTCTCCCGAAGATCGTCCCCGGCGGTGTCATTTTGAAGGAGACAACTTTCAAAATAAAAAAGGCAAAAGGGGTTGACAACTCGCTTTCATTATGATACAATACTCGTGAGGGGTCCTTGCTTTCCTAGTGTCCCCGACCGGGGCACTGGGGCGAAGAGCCTTCCCGGGCGGGAATTGGCGGTGGTGTGCTGACACAGTGGAGGGCAAGGATTCCCTTATTTTACAGAGGTGATAAAGTGGACACTAAGGACACGTCCATGTATTACAATGCAGACGACACACTCTCGAGGAACAGGTTATTTAATTTTGTTGTAGGTGCTCGCGGAGCCGGTAAAACCTACGGGGCCAAAAAGAGGGCAATTAAAAATTTCACCGAAAAGGGCGAACAATTTGTATATCTTAGAAGGTACGATACAGAAATGCCTCAGTCACAGATGCGAAACTTTTTCGATGATATCATGCAGGAGTTTCCGGACCACGAGTTTAAAGCGGACCGTGGATTATTCAGGATAGACAAGGAAGTAGCCGGGTGGTATTTCCCGCTGTCAAAAGCGGTAATGCTTAAATCAATGCCGTTTCCAAACGTTACATTGATTATCTTTGACGAATTCATCATTGGAGCAGGCGCATACCGCTACCTTCAAAACGAAGTTGTAACCTTTCTCGAATGTTACTCAACAATATCAAGAGACAGAGACGTACCCGTGTTATTTTTGAGTAACGCTGTCACATTCAGTAACCCTTATTTCCTATATTTTAACCTATCATTAGAAAAAGGGCAGAAGAGAAAACTATTAAAGGATATCCAACTAGAGACAGTTACAAACCCAGCTTATGTAAATCACGTAAAACAAACCAGATTTGGACGTCTGATAGACGGAACAGAATACGGGTCCTATTCAATGGACAACGAGTTCTTGTTAGACACGGATTCCTTCATCGAAAAAATGGTTACAGCCTGCTTCTATGTTACAACGATACTAATAGACGGCTTCAAAATCGGCGTGTATAGGGACATGAACTCTGGTATTTTCTATCTATCAGAGAAAACTGATGACACAAGAAAGATAACAATAAGCCTAACATTAAACGACCATAACAATTCAACCGTATTAGCTACAAGAAACAACATAGTTATAAAAGGTATAATGGATGCTTTCTCTGCTGGCATGCTGAGATTTGAGACACAAAAAGTAAAGAATTTAGCATGGCCCATTCTAAGAAAGCTACTATAACAAATGGAGGGTTACAAAATGGCATACGAATTTACACAGGATTCTTTCCGGCAGTTCTCTGAGGAAGTTATCTCCGCGGGAGGAGATCAGGCCACCTTAACGACTTTATTGAGCCAGATGCAAGACGTTATCATTGATAATATCGGAAAAATGGAACAGCTTACGCAAAACAATGAGAACGTCACCAAGGAAAATGAGCGGCTCAAGAGTGCAAATATGGACCTGTTTCTGAGGATCGGTTCTCAGGCTGAGGCCATTGAGAACAAGGCCAAGGAAACCACCAAAGAAGAGCCGGTTGGAGTTGACGATTTTCTAAAGAATATCTATAAGGAGGATAACAACAATGGCAACTAAGAACAACCCTATTGCTAGCCCTGAAATGATGAACGCAATCCGCAATGATGCGAGTGACGCCTATAAGGCCGCTGTGCCTGTAGCCACTCCCGCAAATCTGGCGGACGTAGGAGATCCTATCCTTGCATACGATGCAATGGCCAACGAGTTTCTGAGTGCCCTGGTAAATAAGATCGTTGCTACCATCCTTTACCGCAAGATGTGGAACAACCCTCTGTCTATGCTCCGCAAAAACGCTGAGCCTCTGGGAGTTGACGTTGAGGAAGCCCACGTGAATCCGGCTACCGCTCAGGCATATGATGGCACTGAAACCGGTATGGCCGCAGTTCTGAAAATGACAAAGCCCGATGTGGCCGCCGCGTGGTATCGGCTGAACCGACAGGACAAATATCCCGTGACCATCAACAACGTACAGCTCACAAATGCTTTCGTATCCTGGAACGCCCTGGAAAATCTGATTCAGGGCATCGTAGACAGCCTTTACAATGCAAATACCATTGATGAATTCAAGTACACCAAGCAGTTGGTTGTTGATGCAATTACTGACGGAAAGCTGAAAACCGTCACAGCAGTAATGCCCACCAATGAGGCCACCGGAAAACAGTTTCAGGTACAGCTCCGCAACATGTCCATGCTTTTTACCTTCCCTTCCAGTGCGTACAACAACTATAAACTCATGGGAGGCACGGGCAATGACCGCGTAACATGGAGCCCCATCGAAGATCAGCTCATTATCATCCGCGCTGACGTTGCCGCTAATATCGGAGTTGAAGTCCTGAGCGCGGCCTTTAATCTGAGTTACGCCGATTATCTGGCAAGACAGATCATTGTAGATGACCTGGGTGCCGATAACAAGACTTTGGCTGTGCTGGCTGACACAAAGGCCTTCCAGATTCGAGAAAAGCTCCGCCGTTTCACCACCTTCTATAATGGTTCTGCGATGAACTGGAATTACTGGCTTCATGCGTGGGACACCTTCTCTCTGTCTCCCTTCCACAACTGTGTCGCCCTGCGCACTGAGTAATCGTAATAAAGGGAGGGGCGAAAGCCCCTCCCTACAGAAAGTAGGTGAAAACATGGCATTATGGAGACCCGAAACAACTATTTATCTGTGCACTAACACAGGCATTGACCAATATAACAAACCATATTTTGAATCTAACTCCGCCATGCAGGGATGGCTTGCCGGAAAAGTAAAAGCGTCATTCAGCCAATACTCATATCAGAGAGCAGACGAAAGGCAATACTGCCGTGTCGAATACAATTACAACGATGCCTTAACATGTGATATTATCATGTGGCAAAATGCCGGCACCGGCCCGCGTTGGATTATCGCAAACATTACAGGGATCGAGTGGGTAAACCCGAACACTACAACCATCTATTTTGAAGTGGATGCATTTTGCACCTATTGTGGAGACATAAATTGGGCAACATCCTATAGTCTAGTAGAACGAGAGCACGTAACAAATGACTGGAAGGGCGCAAACCCAAACTGGATTAACATAGGAATACCCGAGGGAATGGGCGGCACCCCCGACCAAGTTGTCTATGACCAAATAAAGGCATACGCACCGGACACGTTCGTTGTATTCACTCCTTATGATTCTTCCGGGCAACCAATGTTTGGAGGCACTGTAGAAAATAATGTGTTTAACGGCTTAACTATGAGAACTTTTTCAAGCGCAGGAGCCGTTAACAGCTATTTGCAGAGCGTAGCAGAATCAAGCGAGGGAAAGCTAGAGAATATCCTAGGCGTTTACTCCGTACCCGGCGATTTCCTATCCGATTTGTCAGAAGCAGTTGAAACTATTCCGCCGTGGCAAAGCGGCGGAGCAATTGGGCCAGACCTTTGCAGAAATGCGAAATGTTATTCTAGTGAATTTTGCGTGGCGCAAGTAGAAGGCATGAACAGCGAGACAGTGACATACAAACCCGAGCTAATCACAACACAAGGCACGTTTAACTTCCATATCTACGGGCGCTTTATCGGAGGCGGCGGAGGAATCATTGCAACGCCAGACGCCTATGACTACATGGGAAACCCGGGAGAATACGGGTGCGCAATCACCGTATTTCCGCAAGGTGCATGGGTTGGAAATCAATATGCTCAGTATCAACAGACCAACAAAGTAAACATTCTAGCAACCACAGCAAAATCAGCTGGATCTTTCATCCTTGCAGGAGCCGCTGCTGCCACAGGGGTAGGAATGGCCGCCGTTCCAGGACTCGTTGCAAGTGGCCTCAGTAGTGCGGCAAGTATTTGGGATGCAGATACAAAGGCCAAAAAGGGTTCAGCCGCTGTTAATGGCTCTGTGTCTTCTGACCCCATCCTAGCTGCCTCAATTGGCCAGTTTGGCTTCAAATTCCGCTGGTACATGTGCAACGAGAGTATCATGAAATCAGTTGACAGCTTTTTCGACCGCTACGGCTACAAGGTCATGAGGCTGAAAGTTCCAGAGCGCAACAGCCGTCCGTGCTGGAATTTCGTTAAGACCTCAGAGGGCCACGTATCCGGGCCCATTCCAACCGTCTACAGAGAGCGCATTGAAGCAATGCTAAATGCTGGTGTCACATTCTGGAACGTAGGAGCAAGAGCCATCGGTGACTTTTCCAACCCGTCCGCTAACAAGAGTTAGGAGGTTGCCATGGAAACTGTAATTGTTGCTATACTCTCTCTAATCGGAACGCTAGTTGGAACTTACGCAGGAATTGTTTCAGCCAACAAGGTGACAGAGTGGAGAATAAAGCAAGTAGAATCTAAAATATGCACCCTATCAAAACAAGTGGAAGAACTTACAGCAACAGTGAACTACATACAAGGCAAAATGGAGGTACTACATGACCATTGAGTTTATAACAGTTGTAGCTCTAGTGCTCATTTATATGGCAATCTATATGTTACTAATCCCGGTTGGAAAACGTCTACACTACATTATGTCAAGAACAGTATTCAAAAATAAACCGATCAACCATACCGCATATTGGCTGACATACCTAGTGGTAAATATTATTGTATCTCTCACAGGAATGATTATCATTTTCAACCTAGTAAAATACACTGCGGAGGTGTGGATTATATGACCAATCTATTGAAACGATTAGCTAACCTCATGTCCGTTAAATCCCTAGTAACAATCGCCCTGACAATCGTGTTTTGCATTATGGCATATAAACAGACAATCTCACAAGACTTTATGACCATATACTCTGTTGTTATCGCTTTCTTTTTCGGTGCTCAAAGTACCAAGAGCAACAACCAGGAACTTCAAAACGACCTAGAATACGCGGAAACGAAAAACGCAGAATTATATAACCAGTTGATGGAGCTGTCAAAAGAAAACGCGGCCTTAACCGCTGAACTAGAGGAGGCGTACAAGAATGCATCTAATCCGGAACTACCTGACGAATAACGACTGCTATAAAGCAGGTAAGCCTCTAAATATTCGAGGCATCATGGTACACAGCACAGGTGCAAACAACCCAAACCTAAAGCGCTACGTCCAGCCAGACAAGGATGGTATCGGCGTAAACAAAAACTCCAACGACTGGAACCACCCAGGCATTGACACATGTGTTCATGCTTTCATCGGGAAACTGGATGACGGCTCCATTGCCACCGTGCAGACCCTCCCATGGAACATGCGCGCGTGGCACGCCGGTTCAGGCCGTTGGGGATCGGCAAATAACTCCTATATCTCTTTTGAGATTTGTGAGGACGGCCTTACAGACCCAGATTATTTCAACGCTGTATATACAGAGGCTATAGAACTCTGCGCCTATCTATGTAGGCTCTACAGGCTGGACCCATCACAAGAGGATGTCCTAATCTGTCACTCTGAGGGCTTCACTATAGGGGTAGCATCCAATCACGCTGACGTTATGCACTGGTTTCCAATGCACAACAAAACGATGAACGACTTTAGAACAGATGTATATGCACTCCTGAAAAGCGCCGGTGGAGCATCCCCGGAAGAGATCGTAAGAGAATACCGTAAGACACTACAGGACAATGACGCAGAGAACTGGTCAGAAGAGGCCAGAGAATGGGCAATTAGAAACGGTCTTATTACAGGATACGAAGGAAATTACATGTGGCAGGATTTTGTAAATAGAGAACAATTAGTTACCATTCTTAAAGCCTTCAATAAAACATTGGGAAATCCCGTGCAGTAAACTACCGGCCCGTAAAGTCGAGTAAAGTCTAGTCAAGAACGTATAAAATCCAGAAGAGTAAAGACCAGACCTGGACTGTAATGGTCTAGACTGGGATGAGGTATAACGACAAATCGCATATGCAATGAAACCGGACGTTAAAGACCAGAGCTTTTCTGTTATGGACTAGGCTGACCTCGTGAGACCAGTATAGAAAAGCCCAGTTAAGCCCAGAACTGCATATTAGTTAAGGGTAAGGGATACGGCTAGACAGAATAACCTAGGCCATAAAAGACCAGACCAGACCAGAACAGTTTATTATCCTATATTAGTTTAGGAGGCGTTAAAATGAAGGTATTTATTTCGCAACCCATGAGCGGACTTTCCAAGGAAGAGATTTTAGAGAGAAGACAGGAGGTAAAGCTAAGGTTGTTCCTTGAGCTTGGCGATTATAACATTGAGTATATTGACGCATATGGAAGATATTCAGACCCGATTATGTCTATTGGGGAATCCATTAAGAAGATGGCAGAAGCTAACGTAGTGTATTTTATGCATGGCTGGGAGAAGAATAGAGGATGCCGCATTGAGCATCAAGTAGCAGTTGAATATGGAATAAGGTGTATTTTGTATGAGGGTTAAAAAGCGCAATGGGCCGTGCTCTAAATTGTATAGCAGGCTTTTGGGTTGGATTGTAGTTTTGTTTTTGGCTTGCTTGTTGGCGGGAGGGTTTTATCTGGCCCTGCTGTCTATCAAATATCAGTACACGGGAGCGCTGGCTTGTTGGACAATATGCGCGACACCTATTGGAACGGCTGTTACGATCGTGCTAGGGAAGACAATAGATAAAGAGATACAGAACGTAAAAGGCCCTAACGGAGAAGGACTTGATTATACAAACGGCGCTAAGGAATACAACGTGGATTCTGCGCCGGTATAGGAGGTGGTAAATTTGTTTGATTGCTTTTTCGGTGCTAATCTGCCCGGCATAGTATTCCCGCCTAACGGGGTGAGGGCTGAGGTTCTAAACGCACAACAGACCATCGAAATTTATAACCGATTCATCAATATGGCGTTAAGCCGGTTTAGATGGACGGGCCTGCCGGATAGTTGCAATGAGCGTGCGCTGGAAATGACGTTGCTGTTTTACGGTGTGGCTTTGTTCGCTAATGACCCGGACCTAGGGTATATCCATACAGCGGTTACTTTGCCGGGGCCTTTTAACATCTACTATGAGAGCGTAGTGAGAGAGGCATATAGTTTCGAGTATCGGCACAGATTTGACATTGATAATAGTGTGTTGATTAGAGCTAATAAGACTATGACGCCAGACTATCTTTCTATTTGGAACTATTCGCCCAAAATTTCAAACGCACTCAGAAGCATCGATATCCACACTGAGACTATCAAGAGACCATTTGCAATTCAGTGTGACGAGAAGGACAAGCAAAGCGCTATCACGGCGGCAAACAAAATTGCCGGGAATGAGATTGCTATTTTCGGCTCTAAGTTCGGTAACCCTGAAAGCGTGAAGGTAATGAACTTTGGCGTAAACTGCGTGCTGAATGAGATGTGGGCAAATGTGCGAAACTACATGCAACAGCTTTGTACGAGCTTAGGAATCGATAGCCTTACAAGCGACAAGAAAGAGCGCCTTATTTCTGCGGAGGGGCAGGGGCAGAGAAATCCCACGCGGCACATTATCGAGAGTGAGCTGTGGTGCAGGGAAAGGGCATGTGAGGAAATCAATACTATGTTTGGCTTGAATGTTGGGGTAGAGTTGAACGCCGTGGAAGACTTCATGGAAGAATTCATAGAGATGGATAAAGGTTTCCAGGAGGGAGGTGACGTCGGTGCGTCAACTAATAGGGACGAGCCAGATTAACCCGGAATTGGGGGAACTCGTTTCGGGTGGGTATGAAGTTTTCAACGACTGGTGGAACACCTTTATTCCAGAACATAAGAAGCACCTAGAGGGAAAGATTATAACATACTATTGGTTTAACCAGATCGGCGCGGAGACGCCGGACAGATTCAAGCATTTTCTTAACGCGGAATTGATGAAGATTATGCCATACTATAACAGGCTATATGAGAGCGAGCTAATTAAGTTTGATCCCATGTTGAATCAGTTGGTCAAGACTAATGGTAGAAACGTCGAGAATCTGCTTAGGGTAGCTAATTCCGGTGAGAATTCGGCAGCCGTCATGCTCAGGGATTTCGTGAATAGTCATAGGGATGACGAAAGCACAAAGGGGAATTTAACTGGCGCATATGATAGCACTTTGGATCACACGGCAGAAGAGACATATGAAAAGCAGGGCGACAAGACTTCTAAGGAAGTTGTTGACGAGGATGTAACCGGAACTAAAGATTCTACAACTAAGGTTGTGGATAATACAACAGAGGACAATTCTAAGGATATCACTAGGGAGCTCACTAAGGATAGAACACTGAATGAAACGGTAGAGACGACACGGGATACGGCTACTAAGACAAGTGGGTCTGGAACTAGCGATAGTACGCTGGAGAGGTCTGTCAATACGGACGGAACGAAGCTTTATTCGGATACGCCTCAAAAGAATGTTAATTCTAGTGGGGGCGTGCAGAACAGTGTTGTCTGGAACTATCTGACCAACGCAACGCAAACAGGAGAGGACCAGAACACCGATGAAAGTACGCATACTAGCAACAGCTATACAGAGGACAAAACGGAGAAGGTAACAGAGAACACGACTAGGAACGTGACGGAAAACGAAACTGAAAATGAGACGGTTGGAGAGACTGAGAAAAAGAATAAGGACTATGCGAGTGATACAACATACCATGAGGATACAACAGAGAACACAGATAGGACTACAGACTATAATGAAGATTGGCATGAAAACGGCAAGTCTAACCTCACCGAAAATACCACGGGACATAATGATACCGTTGAGGATACAACAGGAGAGCGTCATACGGCTGGGATCGAGCAGGGCAAGACAGATGAAAAGCATACGCAAAGCAAGGATAGAAAAGAAGATGAGACGCAGACAAAGGAAAGCGGAATTGAGGAAGTTGTCAGCGGGTACGTTGGTATTAGTGGGTCTGAATTGCTGGCGGCTTTCCGTAAAACCTTCATCAACGTGGACGAAATGATTATTGAAGCCCTTAGAGGGTGCTTTATGGAGGTATTCTAATGAAAGATTGTTATCATGATTTTGACCATTGCTGTGAGCCCGATCCTTGCAAGCCTGAGCATTGCGGTCCTTGTAAGCCGGGTCCTTGCGGGACACCTGTGCCGCCTCCTGTCCGGCCTGTGGTGAATATCCCGGGACCTAACGTGCAAGCTCAGATGTGCGAAATGGCGGGCAGGGTAAATGAGTGCATCCTGAGGTGGAATCAAATTCAGCGTAATTGCTATGAAGCTCTTGACAGAGTGGTTGGCGCGGCTGTGTCCAACGATGTGTATTATGACCGGGATGAAGTTGGCATGGAGAGTGGGTACTCTGAAAACGACAGTTGCCCGTATCACGTTATCAACGTGAAGTGTGTTGACAAGTGCGGTAAGCCTATCTTTATCAAGCTTATGCCTGCATTTGGAAATACTACAAATTCCGGGCTTGTGCAGAGTATTCAGGATGTTAGTTTCGTGACTAACGCCAACGCGATTATTAGTGCAACCACGGACGCGCCGTGGAAGGGAGTAGCCCGGTATATGGGGGCACCTATGGCAAGCACCCCTGAGGGTGGCATTTTCTGCGGTGGATTCAACCGGCACGGGGCATTGAAGATTTTCGGCGGCGATACTGACGAGGATACTCTGTGCCAGA